AATATATTAAGGTTATGAATGGTAATGCTGTTAAGGCATTTATTAGAAAAGAAAAAACTGATCCTTATGGTTTAACGCAAGGAAAAGAGGGCGACTTGTTTAAAGCTGAAAGCTGGAAAGTACCTGCAAAACATTCAAGAGGGAATATTTTTGAAGGCGACTACCCAATCCAATGGACTGGTCCAATTTATTTAAGAGGGGGAATATAATGAAAAAAGAAATATACAAAGGTTATACCATTAAACAATACCAAGAGAACATTGGTACCAGTGGTTTTTTGTGGCAAATTAAGTATGCTGTTTATAGAAATAAAACTAAAATTTGTGATGTAGTTGATTTTGAATGGGGTAAGAAAAAAATAGATCAACTAACTGGAGGTTTTGCAAAATGAGAAATGTTACTTGGAACAATAAAGAATATCCTATTCCATTTTCTGTTAATTTAGAATGGGACAAGGACAAAATGATTAAAGTTGATAATCGTTTTGGTGGTGCTAGTTGTGAGTTGCCTTGGTTTGCTGTGGCAATTTACGATATGATTATGGGTGCGGAAATACTAAGTGAATGGGAAGATCACGCAAATGGTTTGGATTGGTTTAGAACGCACTTTCCAAAAGAGTATATGGTATTATTGGATTGATTATGAGCCAAAATATTGAACCATTAAAAATTATTGGTTGGTCTATTATTGCTGAGTGGAGTAATGGCGAAACAGAAAATATAGGCAATATAGACAAAGATACATCGCAAATGGTTGATGATTATTTAACAGATTATGAAAATCAAATTAATGATTTTTTAAACAATAAATACAAAGGAGAATAAATGTACGTAATAGACTTAAAAGACAGAACTGTTGCAGAATTTACTAAACAAGAAGTTTCTGGCTTTGCAATATATCAAGAAAAAAATAAGAAAAATAAAGACTGGCAAGATAGATTCATTCTTATTAAAGATAAAATTGAAGCTAAAAAACTGATCTTAAAATTAATGAAGAAGGGATTTTAAATGAAAATAAGAGAATTATTAAAAATACAACAAGCATTTGAAAACAAAACTATTCCTGAGGATTTATTGGAAGAAGAAAATTATTATTATTCTGAATCTAAAAAAGATTATATAAACGTGCTTGATTTGGATTTGCACCATTTAATAAGAATACTTATTAAACAATTAGATACAGAAAAAAAAGATTTAACAGAAACTAATAGGGCTTCATTTAATAAACTCCAAGCAACAAAAGCTATTGGTAGAATTTTAGATGAAATAGCAACAATACAAAAAGGTTTAAATGACTAAACAAAAATTCTCTTTAGCTTTGCAATATTTTGAGCAATATAAAAAAGCCACTACTGAAAAAGATAAACAGTTTTATCATAGCCAATATATGAATGAACTTTTTAGAGTGGATAAACTCTATTATGAAGATGAAAAAAAAGTTAAAAAAAGAGGTTAATATGATTTGCACCATGACTGACGCAGAAATGAAATTAATGGTTTCTTGTTTAGAGTTTAAAATACAAGACAAGCTAGATAACGATTTAGATTCAGTTATAGATCTAAAAACTCTTATAAAGAAACTGAATATTATGATTGAAAGGCAGACACCCTATGAATGAAATTTATAATGGTTTATCTTTCTTGGAAATCATATTATTATTTATAATATTATACTTTATATTAACAAAAGGGAAAATATGAACAAAGAAACAAAAGACGGAATAGGATTCTTGATAGCAGGAATTTTATTACTATCAAGTTATTTATTAATCTATTTTTATATATACTAGATGAAAAAAATTTCTGAACTTGATATATTAATTGGTTGCTTAGAAATCATTGACAATCACTTTATCATTCAAGAATTTTCACATAATAAAATTACACTATATCAAAAATTAATTTATACTAATTTAGTTAAATTAATAGATGAGAAAAAATTTATAAATAGGAAAGTATGAATATATTTCATTTAGATAAAGACCCCAGAATTTGTGCAAGGTATCATTGTGATAAACACGTTGTTAAAATGATTTTAGAAACTGCTCAAATGTTATCTACTGCTTATCAAAGACATTTTGGTATTAATGAGAAGTTGTATAAACCAGCTTACCCAAAACACCCAATGACTTTGTGGGTTGGAGAATCTAAAGAAAATTTTTTATGGGCTTTAGATTTGTTAAATCATTTACTAAACCAATACACCTTAAGATATAAAAAAATTCATTCAACAAATCGTATATATGATACCTTAATTTCTTTAGATATTAACGATTTTGTTTCAAAGGGTTTTACTAATCCCCCTTTATGTATGCCTGATGTTTATAAATGTAATGATTATGTTTTATCTTATAAGAATTATTATATAAATGAAAAAAAGCGATTTGCAAAATATACTTTTGTAGAATCGCCAACTTTTATGAACGCATGACAAAACAATCTTTATCAGAAAAACTTGGACAAAGTATTTTTGCTGAAAAGTTAAGATTGGCTTTAAGAGAAGCTGAACTTAAAAAAGAAAAAAAACAACTGGAGAAGGCAAATGATAAAAAAAACAAAGAGTGAATTAGACTACGCACTAGAGTATGTTGAATTACTTATAAAAGAAAATCACAAATATTCTTTAGCTGAAATTTTAGTTTTTTGGTGGCTTCATAAACCAAATCATAAAAAACTACATTTGTTAAATCTTAGAACTTTAAATACATTTCAAGAGTGGAAAAATGAATTTAATAAAACTAAACCTTTATTAGATAAACAAATAACAACAACAACAAAAGGGAATAAAAATGAAAAAGGCAATATCATTAATTTTGATACTACTAAACTTAACTAGCTGTTACACATATAAGCCCGTAGTGGATTCTGCTGGAAGGTCTGGCACGTTTCCTCATGCCCAAGCAGAACAAATAACAAACGATACAATTATATGCACTAAATTTGCTGAAAATACTTTATCTGATAGCCAAGAATTTCAAGGTTGGTTAATTGATAATATATTTAGACCAGCTTCTTTAGGGGTTGTAAGCAAAGCAGATGACACTAGAAAAAACTATATTAGAAAATGTATGTCCAATCGTGGTCATTCAGTTCTAAATTAAAAATATGAAAACTATAAAACAAGAAATAGATAGACTTTATAATTTAAGCCAAGACCCAAAATGGTGTCGTTATAATATGTCTAGTGAAGCCCCATACTATTATGATCTATGTTCGGTTCAAGATAAGGCGACAACTTTAGATGAGTTCTATAATTTATTTCCTTATTATAACCCAGATATAAATTGTGAGTATTGGAAACAGCAACATAAAAGATGGAAAGAATTATGGACACAAGTTTAGATAAAGATATTTTAGATACTATTAGTACCAATCTAAGACATCTTAGAAATAATACTAAAATTATCAAAAATAATAAACAAAGAATAATGACACAAACTGAAGTTGCTAGATTTTTAGGTATTACTTATCAGCAATATTCAAAATATGAAACAAGAGTTGATAAAATAAATGCTATTAATCTTTATAAAATAAGTAAATTTTTTGGAGTTGATGTTAATACAATGTACGACAAACATTTTGTAAAGACAAAATTTGAAAAATTAGTAATTAAAGTTTAACTTAACAAAGGGAAGGTAAAAATGGAAGAGCATAGACTAAAGTATAAAGACAACACAGAAGAAATATTATACTTTGATCCGATACCACATAAGTATTATTGGAATGAAGAAAATATTGTTTCTGCAACGGGCATAACATCAATATTAACCAACGCAAATATTATAGGAAACTGGACAGCAAAAATGTGTGCTGATGAATTTTCTAGATCAATAAAAGCTGGTCAGTCTTATGATGAGATACAACTCATAGACATATACACAAAAATAAAAAAAGCGGCAAACTCAGTTGTTAATACTGCTGGAAATATAGGAACACAAGTCCATGAATTAATTGATAATTATATTCATAAAAAAGTTGTGCCTGAAATACATAATGACTTAATGAAAAAATCATTTGGTAAATTTAAAGAGTGGTACGACAAACAAAAAGGTTTACAATTAGTTTTTACAGAAACTAAAGTATTATCACGTGTCCACAAATATACTGGAACACTTGATGCTCTTTTTAAAAGAGGAGATGAATATATAATCTATGATTGGAAAACAAGTTCTGGAATTAGAGATTCATATTACGTTCAACTTCAACTCTATATTCACGCACTTGAAGAACAGATGGATATAAAAATTAATAAAGGAGTTATTGTTAACTGTACCAAAAAAGGTGCTTTAAATATTGCAGAATTTCAGGTGACAAGTGAAATGCAAGATGTTGCGATCTCTTGCCTAAAATTGCATCGCTTTTTAAATAACAAAAAGGAGAAATAAATGGCACACAAACAAGGAGTAATAAGTAAAGTTTTTCATAATTATTATGATAAAACTGGCAGACTGTTAGCTAACGATAAGGTAAATCACAAGTTCTATATTGGTGATGAGATATATATAATCAAAGGGAAATATTCGCCTGAATTTATTAAAGAAGGTAAAAATGTTTCTTTTGCTTATACTGTGTGGTCGCCAAATGGTGCTGATAAAGCATTTAACTTTGTGGCTTCTGAAAATAATAATCTTAAAATTCAGGAACTTAAAGATGGTGTAGCAGTAGATACTAGTTTTAATGTAGAAGATTTTGAGAGTGAAGTAACTAATGTTGCTTCAGATCTTAATGCTACATTAACTGTTGAAGCCAAACCAACTGTAAAGTTCTTTAATAAAGATCAGTACATGTTTATAATGGCCATGACCAAATCGGCACTTGAATCTAAGGGTATTCAATGTAATAAGGAATCAATAGATAGTTTTATTAAAGACATGAAACTAATTTATTCCTACAATTTTTAAACAGATTCTAGGGTGGCAAATGTATTTCAAATTTTCCCTTTGATGTTTGCCACTCTTACCATTGTGATTTGTTTAACTTTAATATATAAAAAGAAAATGATAGTGCGTTATAAATATTTAGAGTTTACTGGTATTTATAAAGAAAAGTTCAATAGTGAACACGAAGCACTAAATTTAGAAAAAGGGGAATTTGTTGATCTTGAAATAACTGGAATAAAATTCAAATCAACAAGGGTAAAAAAAATTGATGGAGAAATTGAGACATCAAGTTCAGAACCTAAGAGACAGACACCATAGGGTATCTGTGAAATATTTTGAACTGAAGCACAGAATGGAAAAGGCAAAAAGACTTAAAGATGCTTTAGAAACAAAAGTGGTTTTGAAATTTGAGGAATTACTTACTTAAAAAATAAGTAATACAACTATAAAATACAAGGAAGGTATATGCACGATTTTGCTCTAAG